GTTCGCCTGCTTCATGATCGCGATCTGTTACGACAAGGCGCACGCCGCTAGCTGGTTCGACTTCGAAGCCGGTCTGGGCGCACAGCAGGCCACAGGCTGGCATGACGGCATCTGGACGCAGCAACAGGGCGTGCCGCACGCGCAGCGCCTCACATCGCCGGCATTAATGGCCGGCGTAACCGGACAGGTGTACTCGTATGGCCGCATCGATGCACGATTCCATATCGACTATCTCTATTTGGGCACCACGTCGGCTTCCTGTGAATGCGTATCCGACGCGGACTACGCCGCGCGCAATTACAGTGCGACGCGCACCAGTTTTGCAGGTTCAGGCCATACACAGGGCGTTGTGCTTACGCTCGACCACGGGGTCACCTACTCGGGATGGCGGCTCGGGGTTGAGGGCGGTGTATTCGCGAACTGGCAAACGTGGCATGAGACTGTGGGCAGCGAACCCGCATTCCAGGCCAACCACAAGGCGACTCTCTCAGTGGCTCCCGTGATCGGCGCGAGCCTTTCGCGCGGGCCCGTGAGCGTACGCTTCCTGCATTTCGCAAAGAGCCAGTCGTGGAACCCGTATCCGCAGTTCACGAGTGGCGCGAATATCCTGATGGCAACCTACAGGTGGTGATATGAAAGCCGCAATCTCTGTACTCCTTCTCGTGGTGCTCGCCGTCGCGGCCGCCATGTTCGCACCGCTCGTCGACCAGTTCGGGTTCGAACAGGCGGTTATCCTGATCGTTGCCGGAGCGCATTCATGATCCGGTTCTCAAAGGATGGCAGCTTTTCACTGACATATCGAAGCGGCGAGCCATTTATCCAATGGAATCATATGGACGGCCCGCTGCTCGTTCGTAGCGATGGTCAAGCGCACTGGCTGACATGGGGCGAGCGGATTAGCGTTCGGCTTGGTTTGACAGATGCTAAGAGACTCGATCCGTCATGGGTCGAATCGGAGGGGGAATGAGCCAGCCAATATCAGGCTTACTGTTCGACCGCGAAATGCAGGAAGCCGGGTTCACGCGCCACGAAATGAGCAACCAGCGACTTCGCGATGCGGCATACCGACTTCTCGTGCGCGGGCGGCTGTACCGGTTTAACGATGCAGATGAAATCGAATACGGCGTCTCCGGGCCTTTCAACGACGACGAGGCCTCGCCATGATCTTCTTAACCGGCCTCGCCATCACCCTGATCGGCGCCCTTCTATTCACGCGCTACGGCGAAAAGCGCTGGTCGTGCATTCCATTCTGGGCCATGCCGGTGGGCGCGGTCGTCATGATCGACGCGATTGTGACGAGGCTTTCCCTGCTACACTGATCCCGTTTTCTCCTTTGTCATTTGGCCCGCCTTGCGCGGGCTTTTTCTTGCGTGTTCGCGGTTCGGGGCGTATGCTTGCCGGACCGCGTTAGACAACCTAGGAGAAACCAGTGCTCATCCCTATCGCCGATGTTCTGGCGCTTATCCCCGTTTCCCGTGCCACGCTGTACCTGCGCATGCAGGAGTCCGACTTTCCGAAGCCGGTCAAGATAGGCGGGCGCGTCTTCTGGAAGTCTGAAGAGATTCACGCCTATATCGATTCGAAGCAGGAAAAAGCGGAGGCGTAATGCCCCAGTACTTCAAACAATACGCTGAACGCCTGGTAGAGCTGGGGTATCGCATCCTGCCGCTGCCGCCTGGCAGCAAAGGGCCGAGGATGAAGGACTGGCCGCAGGCCCATCTGAGCGCCTCAGACGTGCGCAGGATGGCCGCCAACGGCTCGGCGCAGGCAGGCATAGGAGTGATAGCCGCGACCACGCCTGCGATTGACGTGGACATCCTGGACCCCGAGGTCGCGGAGCGCATGTCGCAGGAAATAGACCGGATCTTCGCCGGCCAGTCGCTCATGACGCGCACGGGCCGCGCGCCGAAGTTTCTCATCCCGTTCCGGTCCGACGAACCCTTTCGCAAACTGTCATCAGGAGTCTACACAGATGGAAAACACGATCATCACGTCGAAGTCCTTGGGGACGGACAGCAATGGGTTGCATATCACCTTCACCCCGCTACAAACAGGCCTTATGAGTGGTGGAACGGACTGGATGGGGAAGGGATCGTTGGGTTGGGAGCCGATCAACTTCCTGTACTCACGTGCATTGACGCTCGACGCGTTATTGACGCATTCGAGGTACTTGCGGCGGATCGCGTTGCCTCAGGGCATTGGAAGGTCCGTGAACCGGGCGCCTCATATATCGGACATGGCGTTCTGGGTCCGGACGACGATCCGTTCGGAGCGCAGCCGGTCGGCAAGACAGAGACAGAAGTCGCCAGCCTGCTGAAGCGGCACCCGAACGACGGAGCGGACTACGACCACTGGTTCCGCGTGCTGTGCGGCGTGCACCACGAACTGGGCGACGCGGGCCGCGAGCCGGCGTACGAATGGTCGGCGGCTTCGGCCAAGCACTCGGACGAGAAGTTCGAGAAGACGTGGACCTCGCTTGGCAGCTACAAAGGCCGGATGAGCACCTTGCGGTCCGTGTTCGCGATGATCGGCAAGGAATCGCGGCCTCTCGTTCCCGGCGCCTTCGTCCCTGCCGCGCAGTTCGCCGCCGGTAACCGGGTCGAGTGGCTTGTCAAACACGTGCTACCGAGGCGCTCGCTCATCGTCGTGTACGGCGCGCCGGGTTCTTCCAAGTCGTTCTTCGTACTCGACATGGTCGCGGCCGTCGCGCGCGGTGTCGAGTGGCGCGGGCACCGCACCCGCCAGTGCGGTGTGGCATACATCGCCGCCGAGGGCGCCAGCGGCTTCGGCAACCGGCTCGCGGCTTACGGGAAGGGGCATGACATCGATCTGGCCGGCGTGCCGCTCTACGTACGCGGCGGCGCGTTCAGCCTGCACGACCAGATGCTGGAAGCGGCCGAGCAGGTGCAGGCGCTCTCCGGTATCGGGATCGTGGTCATCGATACGCTTGCCAGCGTTACACCGGGCGCGAACGAGAACACGTCCGAGGATATGGGGCAGGCCATCGACGACGCGCAGCGCATCATTCAGGCAACCGGCGCCTCAGTCATTCTCATCCACCATGCGAACAAGGCCGGCGAGATCCGGGGATGGAGCGGTCTGCTCGCCGCGGCCGACAACACTATCCGTGTGGAAGGCGCCGAGGATCTGCGGACCGCATTTGTCGAGAAGCAGAAGGAAGGTGCAGCCACGGGGCGGTACGGCTACCACTTGCGGGTTGTCGACCTGTACACCGACGAGGATGGCGACGCAGTCACGAGCTGCGTCATCGATCCATGTCAGGAAACGGCGCCCAAAACATCTGGCAAGAAATCGCGCGCTGGCGATTTCGAGACCAGCGCCAACTACGCGAAAGCCCGCCACTATCTTCACATCATTGAGGAGCTGGTCGGGTTGAGCGATGCGAATATCGAAGAAAAAGAGATCATAAAAGCGGTTCAGGAGGATGAAATCGAGAATCCCTTACAGGAACCTGACCATCCGCGCCCGGACAACATAAAGCGCACGTTACTCAAGCTTGGCGAGAAAGGCAAGATCAGGCGTGAAGGCCGATGGATAAGGCTTTGCAGGTAATTTCCCTCAGGCTACTCAACCTTCTCAACCTCACGCTCAACCTTTTCCCTCAGCTACTCAACCTCAGCACTACCCCTTTAGGGGTAGCTGAGGGTGAGGGAGTTGAGGAGGAACAGTGAAAGGAAAATGTAAATGATCAGAAACGATTCAGTTCTCTGCGCAGGCTGTGGCAGGGAATTCACGATGCCTCTCGTGGAAATGGTGAGGCGCAGGCACCGATGGTGTGATGAGTGTTTGCGGATTGCGGATCAGAAGCTCAGCGAGGCGGTAATCCGGGCCGGTGCCGGCCTGCCGGAGGAGAGTGAAGGGGTAGATGAGGGTTAGGAAGAGAAACGGCCCTTGCGGGCCGTTTTAGGGGTCTAGCGGAGTTCGTACTCTTTCCAGTTCCCGTAGAGTCCGTATCGGTCTTCCGCGTATTTATCGCCTTTCGAAGCGATGATAGCTAGCTGTTTTACCCAGTCCGCTGACGGAAGGCCATTTCCGTTATAGCGTTTAGGATTCGGTTTGATCAGTTTGCGAAAGCAGTCAGCGCCGATACATCCGTAAGTAGAAACCTGAACACCGAGCTTGAGCGGACGGCCACAATGATCGCAATTGCATTCGCGTTCAAACCCTTGAATAGTTATTGTCGCCATTTCGCTTCTCCCTGTCTGTATTGCGTTTCAGTGATTTCACTATAGCAAATGCTAAACGCGAAGGCAAGCACGAACTGGAAAAATTCTCCAGTTAGAGGGTTTGTCCCTAGTGCAGGGGAGCGAAGCCGATCACGAGTCCGGGCTTCGCATCGATCATTTCGTCCCGGTTCCGGTAGCCGAGATGCGAAGCGGGGGAATCGGCTGCGGTTTCCAGATCGGGGCCGTCGTCACAGGCGAAGCTGGCGCCGGTCCAGATGTCACCGGGGTAGAGAACGACGTAGGTGATCATTGCAGGCAGATCCTCGAATAGTCAACGGTGCGACGGATGACCCAATGGCGCCACAGAGGCGGCATCCAGGGATCGTAGCATGCGACTTCCATGTAGCCGCCAGCGAGTAACACGATTTCGGTATGCATGACAGGCTCCTAGTAGCCCAGCAGTTCGCGTGCGGCCTCCAGCGTGGCCGGGATGATGTCGTGAGCGATTGTGATGACACCTGCTGCGTCCACGCAGACCGAAGCTACAGTCAGCGTGCCATCGCCATTGTTGACGGTTGCTTCAGGGCGGTCGTGCGAGTCGATCCAGGCGATCAGGGTTTGCATTTCAGGTCTCCGGTTGGTGTGATTTCACTATAGCAGTTGCAAAACGGAAGTCAACCACCAGTTGGAAAAATTCTCCAGTTTGCGTATGGCAAAACGATTTGCTATTTGCATTATGGTCGCGCGTGCCTGCGATCCGGAGGCTTCCACCTATGGAACAACGTTTCACAGTTTGCGGTTTGGATTGCGAAACGAGGTGGTGTGCGAGCCGCCAAAAACATCGCCTAAGCCGCAGATCGCCTTACGCCGGCTGTAAGGCGCTAACGGTTGATAACACTTATTATGTCAAATGTGTAAGGACTGTAATGCCTTTAGAATCAAACACTTAGCCACAAACTGTAAGCTTCAGCTCGTGAAACACCTTTCAACCTGCCCCGAGGTAGCGGTTAGATGATAACGATTCGCATTTCGGGTTAGGGTTTACCCTAGGTTTCTAGGGGTTTACCCTAACTCTGGGAACCCTGGCCCGCCCCGCCGGACGGGGTGCCAAATTTTGCAGACCCCAATCCCGAACCGCGAACCGGAAAAACATCGATAGGCTATACTGGCGCGGAATTCCAGTTCACGAACAGAGGCACGCCATGGCATCCAACGGCTACATCACGAATTTGCTGAAAGGGAACTACCAGCCTGATTTCCTGATCGCGGCCGGCGCAGGGCTGATCGCAGGCGTCAGTGTGGTGGGAGCGGTGGGGCACGCCAGTGCGTTGACCGCGGCTACGGTCTACGACTGCTACGGGAATGCGGCGACGGTTCCGCTTTACCCCTACCTCGCAGCGGCCAGCACCCTGAACCTGAGTTCAAGCTCGGCAAACGATACGGCGATTGCGGGCAGCGGCGCGCGGGTGGTGTTCGTGACAGGGCTGGATGCGAACTACAACCCGGTCAGCGAGACAGTAGCCCTGAACGGCGTGGCACCAGTCAACACGGTCAACGCCTACCTGCGGGTGAACAACGCCTACGTGGTCGTGTCGGGGTCGTTCGGCAACACGAACGCCGGCAACATATCGCTGGTTGCGAACAGCAACAGCGCGAACCTGGGCATTATCCGCACAGGCATCGGGCGGGTAGCCAATGCGGTCTACACCGTGCCGACTGGCTTCGTGGCGGTGGTGGCGTCGATCTCGGCGAATATCAGCGGCGGGCCGAGCTTCACCGCACAGGTGGGTCGGGCCGACAACTCGAACACGCTGGTCGCGCAGACCGGGGCCATGAACACCGGAGCGGTATTTAACCTTACGGGCGCGGGTCCGTTCGAGGAAGCGATTCCGGGGAACGTGGTGCTGCCTCAGCGCACGGACATTTCGCTGCGTATTCCGGCAGTGGGACAGGCGGCAACGGCGGTGGATGGCGTGATCCATATTGTGAACATCGCCAGTTCGTACCTGGCTTGATCATGTTTTACGTTCCCGTCCTGGCTGTGAAGTACTGGCCGGCTCCGAATGACTGGGAGATTCTCCGGCTTGCCTCGTGGGCGACGGTTCAGTAATGGGCCTGACCTCGGCAGCCACGCTGCGGATCATCAGCGAGGACCGGGCGCTGGCAAGTGCGATGGTATTCCCGCACCGGCATCCGCAGGCCAGTCCCCCGTTCCACGTCGAGATTATGGACACCTGGAGGGCGAGCGATGAGTTCGTTCTCATCGAGGCATTCCGGGAAGCAGGGAAGAGCACGCTGGCCGAAGAGTTCCTGCTGCTTGAAGCGTGCTTCGGGAATTTCAACTATTGCCTGATCATCGGGGAGACGTATACCAAGGCCTGTCAGAGGCTGGAGGCGATCAAGAACGAAGCGGCGAAGAACATGAAGATTCTCACGCTCTTCGGGAAGATAGCGAAGGTGACCGGCCGCCTGTGGAACGAACACCAGTTCGAACTGCCTAACGGCGTCCTGCTTGAAGCGCACGGATGGGAAGAGGAACTGCGGGGGTTCAAGTGGCATGACTGGCGGCCGGATCGCGCGTACCTTGACGACATCGAGAACGAAACCATGGTCAAGGACAAGAATGCGGTGGATGCGACCATACGCAAGCTCTACCTGCAACTGATTCCGGCGATGGACAAGGAACTGCGCAAGGTGCGGGTGACGCAAACCCCGCTCGCGGAGGATTGCCTGGTGTCGCGGCTGCGTAGTGATGACCAGTGGCTGACCTTCCGTATCCCGATCTGCGACGGCGAGATAGACGATCCCGCAACGAAAGCCGCGTGGCCGCAGCGCTACCCGATGGAATGGGTGCGTTCGGAGCGCGACCGGTTTGAGAAGGCGGGGCAGTTGCGCGGGTTCCTGCAGGAGTACATGCTGCTGGCGATCGGCAGTCAGGACAAACCTTTTGTAAGTGAGCACATCCGTGAAACTGCACTCGATCCTGCGGCATGGCTTCCGAAGACACTTGTCGTCGATCCTGCTCGGACTGCAAATATCAGCAGTAGTGATCGTACCGGCCGTGTGGTGCTTAGCCGACTCGGAACCCGGATCTACGTGCACGCCAGTTCCGGCGAGTACTGGAAGCCTGACGAAATCATCCGGGATTGCTTTGAAACCTCAAGGCGGTTTGATGCCGCTACTGTGGCGATAGAGAAGAATTCGCTTGACGAGTGGTTGTTGCAGCCGATGCGCGCGGAGATGCTGCGCAGGGGCGAGAGTCTGCCACTGAAGCCGATCAGCGCACCGCAGGACCGTTCGAAAGAGCAGTTCATCATGGGCCTGCAACCGTTCTTCGAGGCCGGGGACATTGTACTGGTGGGCGGGACCGGCCAGCATCAGCAGCTTGTCGCGGAGATACTGAACTTCCCGTCGGGCAAGCGCGATATCCTGAATGCGCTGGCGTACGCGCAGCGCGTGTTCTCGGGGGTGATCGTGTATGAAGATTTCGGAACCTGGAATATTACGGACGGTTATGAACCGTCTCAGCGCGACGCGCTCGCGCTTTGCCTTAACGCGACTGGAGGCGAGACGACGGCTATTCTGGCGTCTGTGGAGGGTGAGCGAATCGTGGTGGTTGCCGACTGGGTGTCGCCGCTGGCTCCAGCGCAGGCGGTCCCGGACATTCTTGCGCTTGTACGGGCCGCGTTCCCGAGGTCGCGACTGACGGCGTGGTTGCCAGCGGATGTGATGGACCAGCAGGAACGCATGCCGCTGATGGCGGCCATGCGCGCGGCAAAGCTCATGCCGATGCGCGCGGCCTATCCCACGATGGCGCGCGGCGCGTTGAGCCCGATGATCCGGACGGAGATGAAAGGCAGGCGGCTGTTCCTCGTCGACTCGAACGCAAAGCACACGTTGAATGCTCTGGCCGGCGGTTACTGTTTTCCGGTAGGGAAGGATGGCCGGCAGCAGTCAGACCCGGAGCGCGGGCCGCACCGGA